TTTATTACTTCTTATAAAAGGTCTATAATACCTTTTAAAGTAGCAGCACCAGTACTTCCAGTAGCACTAAAGAAATAAATCTCAATTGATTTCTTTCCTTCCATATCAATGAATGGTTGTGCAACAGTTGGTCTGTATTCAAATCTGTAAGTATCATAACTTGCAGAAAGAATATCTTCAGCTGGGATTCCTTTATCCAATAAATCAGACGGTTGCCCTTCTGAAATAGTAGCTGCAGTAGCTACAGGAGTTAAAGTTCCAGCAGCAGAGTTAGTCCAAACTGTAACATTCAATGAATCAGTGTCATCACTTTTCAATGCTATTGTTACAACAGGAGCAGCAACAGCTCCAGTATATGGAGTTTCTGATTGCTCACCATCTGCTGATATTTGGTTTCCAATTGCCTCAGCGACATCATTTAATCCGTCACCAGGTTGTACTGTGTAATAATACGACTTTCTCCATAGTTGACGAGATGTTGCACTACTTGTAATTGATACAGTAATATCATCTCCAGCAACAAATGCTCCAGCGAATGTAATAACATTCTGTGCAGGAACTCCAGCAGCCTGTGCAATAACAGCCATTGTAGGTGCTTGTCCTGATAAAGAACTTGTTGGAACTACGAAAGAAGGTGTAATATCTATCATGCCCGCTGTTAAAGACGGAACATGTGCTTCAGCGTTAAACGCTATGTAAGATCTACCTATTTCCATGGTATTTTGTTTTTATTTAATTTTTAATTTATCTCCAAGTCATTGAACTTCTTTTAGGAAGCCCTCTATGAAATTTAACTAATCCGCTTTCATCTTTTTTCTCCACCGGCTTTGTTGCTTTTGGCTTAGAAGCTTTTGGCTTACTTGCCTTTGGTTTAGATGCTTTTGGTTTACTAACTTTCTTTTTAGGTTCTTCCTGACCAATTACTAATTCACCAGTAAGTTGCTGAATTAAATCAAACTTTTTGATTTTTTTAATATTCTTTAACTTATAGTGTTTAGCAATTTCATAAAGTTCGGTCATTTTCATTTTGCTTAAATCAGCTCTTTTGTATTTCTTTTGTGCCATAACTTATAATTTATTGTCCTTGTTGTTGTATTTCATTCATTTGTACTTGATAATTTTGATCTTGAATAGTCATCATCATCTTTCGAACTGCAATGTTTACTATTTCTTCATGTGTACTAACTGGTAATTCACAATTTGTTGGAACAGTAATACTAACATCTACAGGTCTTTTTAAATAAAACAAATCAATAGAATTTGGAACATTTGTACTATGCACTTCAAGAGTGTTTGCACCAGCTCCATCATTATATTGTGTATATCCTACATTATCATCAGTTGTTTTGTTAAACGGATCCCTTTCGGCACCAGCAAAATCATCTAATTGTATAGGATGTACAGGTTCTATTCTTACCCCCGTAGGTTCACAAGTATCATTAACATAAGCTTGTAAGCTTAAAACATAAAGAAATTCACTTATAGCTGTTAAATTAATAATATTAATTCCCGAATATGAATTTTTCCTAACAAGAGGCAAAAGTTCTTCCCTTCTTTTTTCAATAGCTTCAAATTGTGCATACCTTGTTTCCACAAATTCAATTTGAGCAAGATTGATATAATCATCTTTTTCAGTTGGATTAAACCATGGAGCATCTGCTTTATCTAAAAGCAAATCAATCGTAGTATGCATTTCAGCTATTGTCATTTCTTAGAGTTAACTTCTTTTCTTATTTGGGGTAATATATCATTATTATCATTAAACCATTCAATAGCATACTCAATAGTAGTACCCATTTTCATCTTACCATAGAAATATACACCGTCTTTAATTATAAAAGTCTTGTTGTGAACACCCTTTGCAAGTAGTTCTCTCAAACTCCTATCAGGATTCTCCCAAGCTTCTAAAATTTTCTGAGCTCCACTTTTACCCGCTGGGTCAGTTTCTTCAGCTAACATATATATTTCACGCTTGATTACATCATCAGAAGTAGTTTCACCAATTTTAATTCTTTTACCTACTAATAAAACACGAGCAAAATCTCGTAGTTTTTCACCAGAAAGTTTTCGAACTATATAATTAGCTTCAGCTTCTAAATCTTTTAAGTACACATCATTTCGTGCTTGTTCTTCAAGATTAACAGCCTCTAAAATTGGTGTTGGTCCATTAGCATATATCGGATGATTTTTCACATGATGATATTCTAAAGCTTGATTTTCATCTGTTAAATCATAGGTTCTATTTTTAGTGAAACGAGTCACTTTAGTATTACCAAATTTATCAACAAATTGCATCAATTCACCAGTTTCAGGGTCATTATAATCTCTAACAGTTATTGAACCTGTTCTCTTATGATCTTTCAATCTTATTTCAGCACTACCCGTTGTAATACACAAATCAAGCATTTCTAAAACTTCAGATTTTTCTTTTACCTTTTCCATATTCTTTCAATTATTAATTAAGCAAAAATAAGTTGTCCACAAGACAATGGATTTCTTACAACAATACCAGACTCTGATAGAATCTCGCAAGTGAAGGAATCTCTTGAATTTGCAGCTCTCATTGAACCTTGATCAAATGGGTCAACCATTCCAGGAATATACTTGATAATCATAGAACGATTAATTCCACCAGCTCCTTTAACTTTCTTCTCAATGTTAGAAACACCATTAGTTGTTCCCATATTCAAGAATACCATTCTGAAGCTCTCTTTAGGATATCCAGTTGCTGGGTCAATGTCATTGCCATGCAAGTTTGGATCATCAAATAGAGGGTTATGAACAAGGGTCATTCTTTGACCAATAGCGTTGTAACTTGTAAAGTTAACACCAATTTCCATATCTCTACCTGTAAGCGCATCATAGATTAAGTTACCACTTGGATAAACTAAATCTTTCATTGCTTCATGGAAAGCAACCATACCAGCAGTACCAGTAAATACCATCCAATGAGATTTTTTCTCTCCAGTATTTAATTTCAATTGAGCTAAGAAATCAGTTAATCTTTTCTCAGTCAAAGGACCAGAATAAGTATCAACATTCGCAGCATCAATTTGTCTTAAGATACCATCACCTTTTACAAGTGGCTTACCATTTAAATCGAAAACAGAAGAGTTTCCGTTAGCATCCATTGTAGAAGTTGAATACCATGAATCTAATTCAAGCTCATATAAGTATTCATCCATTGCAATCTCTTGATCAGCAAAGTACCATAATCTTTGTCCACCAGCTTCAATCCAAGTAACATCAGTAAGAGCTGAACCACTAATAGATTTAGCTTTTCTGTTGATACCCAAGTGATTGATATACCAATCTGGATAAACATGATTTTCGTACCCTCTTTCAGAACTCTCTGTAAAAGCAGTACCAACTTTACCAACTGTAACACCGGCAGCAAGAGCAGCAGCACTAACAGCTAAAGTAGCATCAGTAGTCATAAGCTTTAATTGGAAAGTATATCCACCTGCAGTAGCATTAGGCTCTCCAATAACAACAGCTTGAGCTTTATCAGCAAATCTGATTACATCATTAGGGTTTAAATAATTCTCTTCAAATTCAACTTCAAACTGCGTAAGACCAAGACCATTACCGTTGTTTGTTCCAGTACATGTTGAAGGTCTGTTAGTTCTACCTAAGATAGACCATCTAAATGCATTTTCACCGATAAGCTCTTCCTTTGCGAATCTTGAAGTACCATCAACAAAATATGTTAATGAATATTGTGGGTATTGACGAATTAAGTTTCGTGCAATTTCAGGATACTTAAGTAAGTTTGTTACCAAAGCATTACTTTCAATCGTTTCCTTCCCATAAGTTCCACTATGAAATTTCATCTTTTCATTTTTATATTAATAATTTATCGAATTGTTCATGTTTCTTTTATTGACCAAATAAAAAGGCATTAGGGTTAAATTCATCTGTTTTTCCAGTTGGATCTAAAATCCTATTTGTTCCTGGAATCTCAGGTCTTTGAATATTATCCAAAATTTCCTTTTTACCTCTTTGGTAACCTTGGTTTTTCATAGCATTAAGAATAGTATCTTTGTTTTTCCACAGCCATGCCGCTTCCGTAACATTTTGATTGCTTTCCATAATACTATTTAAAAAAGTGCCAGAAGTTATATAATCATAATGATCTTCTCTTACTTTTTTCATTCCGTCAGAATCTTTAGCCATTTTAAAACCAAACATTGTTTCGGTTTTTTCTAAATGGTTTTTTAACTCTGCCATTGAATCTTCACGCTCTTTTTGAAGCCTTGCTTCTTGTTCACGCGCTTGATTTAATTCGTTTTGCTCTTCATTACGAATAGCTTTATTTAATGTGTTTCGTATCTTTTGAGCTTCAATGTTCATATTACCATTAACCTCATAAGTACTTAATGCATCTTCTAATTTTTCGTCTTTAAAGCCTTGCATTTTTAAATCTGCTTCAACTAATGCTCTATCTTCCATTGAAATGAAATCCCTTAGCTTAGTTATTTTATCAGACTTAATGTTTTTAGTTTCGTACTCTTTAGCTTTCTTTTCGTACTCTTTAAACTCATTTATCTTAGCTTCAAAATCTTCTTTACTCTTAACTCCCTCTAAACCAGTATCTTCCCAATTAAATGTATTTGTCTCTCCAGTATCAGCTACTGGTTCTTTAGGAGTACTTTCAGTCTTTTCTGCTGTAGGATAATCCCATACAAATCCATCATCAGTATTTTCTTTCTCACTTACTGTTTCATTCTCTGCTTTGTCTGTTTCTGGTTTGTCTTTTTGTTCATCTAAAAAAGAACTTGCCTCAACAAAAGCATTAGGATCAAAAGAATTATCATCTTTAGCATCTTCTAATACTTCCGTATTTACTGTTTCTTCAACATTATTTTCTACATTAGTTGTTTCATCAACAACCACTTCTTCTTTTTCTTTTACATTTTCTTCCATAATTAAAGTATTGTTTTAACAAATATATTATTTTTCATTCTTTTTTACAACTTCAATTCTTTCAGTTACAGGAGCTTCTTGTGTAGGTGGTAAGATATCTGGAGTTTCTTCATCATTAGCAGCTCCAAGCATCATTTCATCTAAACTTTGTTGCCTATTAGCTTCTTGCATATCTTGTTCCTGAATAGTATCATCAGCGTTGATTTGCAATTTAGTTTGATTATTAAGTTGTGCAACTTGTATATCAGTTTGTGAATTAATTTGAGCAACCTGTACTGGCACTTGAATTTTCTGAGCGTCAATTTGATTATTAGCTTCTTGTGCCGCAATCTCTCTTTCTTGTAATTCAACTTGCTGTGCTCTCATTTCTTTTAATGCACTTACTAATATATTCTCAACTTCCGTAGCACTATCACCTCTAACAGCTTTAATTGCAGCTAATGGTTCTACAGCACCTGTAGAAGAATATCTTTCTAATAACTGTAACATTAATTGTTTCTCTTGAACCTCTTTACTACTATTCTTAACAAAGATTCCATATTCATCTTTAGAAATAGCTTTATCAATCTTGAAGGTTTGCATACCCATATCACCAAAGATATTAGCCATACGACCTTCATTAGCCCAACACATTCTCATTTTGTTGGCAACATCTTGTAGAACATCACCAACTATTTTATAATGTAATTCAAATATAGGAGCTGTAATTGTAGTAGATTGTAATACATTTCTTTCAGTCACACCTACTAAATCTCCTTGTTTTTGAATACCACTTCTCGCTGCAGATATTCCTGTAAGTTTATCAGCAGTTTCTTCCAACATCATCTTTAAATTAATTAACTGTTGCACAGAATTACTTAATGTAAAATCTATTTGTTGAAATTGATTAAATGTAGAAATCTGTTGACCTTCTTGCTTTGAATTAATTAATATTAA